GATATCATAATCTAGCCGCCTTGAGTATTTCTTTAATCCATTCCGTGTCTGCTACGTAATCTTTAAACTTACGTTGCCAATAGTCTGGATCTATCCATGGTAAAACCATACTGATTTGTTCTTCATTAAGTTTTTCAAGAAACTCAACACCCGAACTACAATTATAAACAATCCAAGGACTAATCCTGCCATTGCTAATATGATGGCAAATCCTATTGCTACCACCATATCTAAAATAGTCACTAAACCCACCTTTAAGTTCTGAGTGTTCGTCGGCATAATCTTGCATTTCCTTTAAAGCACGCTCTATTGCATTTTGAACTGCTTCTTTGCGTATATATTGATTGAGATACTCTAAGTATACCTTCTCATGGCACCAATGATCAAGTTTTTTATTTTCTTTAATAACCCAATCAATAAATGCTCTAGGATTAACAGCACGAATATTAACTATGTGGCGCCCAAACTTAACAAAGGCCACATAATAAGGACTAGTAACAAAGTCTTGGTATGATTTTAGTTTAGCTGAACCTTGTGTTAGTTCAAAGAAACGTAGATATGCTTGAAGCCCAAATTGAACTCCTATTTCTTTTTCCTGTTGCCAACGTCGTTTATTTTCGCAAAGATGCGCCGCAAGAGTTGATTCTTTACGGAATTCTTTACTACAATATTTGCACTTATAAGTCGGATTTGATTTGTTTGTCATCGTATCCGAGTGTTCGTGCCAGGTCTGCAAGATCTCGTTTATCATTGATTTCTGCCATTAATTCTATTTCATCAGATTTCATATCTGGGAAATGTTTAGTTAGGAATTTAACTGCTTTGCTGTTGCTTTCTTTCTTTTTGCCTTTTAACCAATAGTGATGTTGTTTGCCCATTTGTGGACTTACTGTAGTGCAGGTTAACCACTGTAGCTTGGTATGTTTAGTTCCTAACTCAAAGAACTGTTTGTTCACACGGTCGTTAGTGGCCATTAAATAATACGCCTGCAGATCTGCTGACCCACTAACATTAGCACCATATTTTAACATTAAATAGGTACTGAACTTCTTACGGTCTTCGTCTGTAAAGTTGTCATAGTAAGCACGATCCTTGCGATCAAATGCCGACATTTCATCATTGATGTGTAAACTTGAGCTCATCGTCTTTGTCTAACATAATTAATCAATTGGTTAATACTCTGTTGCATATCACGGTATTTGTGTTTCATGCTTTCTATTTCTTCTGCTTGTCGTTGCACCATGGCCGATAGCTGATTAAATGCTATTTGAGATTCACGAATAGTCTTATCGTGACTCATTAAATTGGGTCTAGGAGGTGCGTTAGGATCTACTGCACGTTTTTTCTTTTGTTTAAATTGTCTTGGGTCAAATGCCATCGTTATATTCCTTTGATAACTTATATATCATTATACACTCATCTAGGGCTGATTGTAAAGTGGGATTTGTCTTGGCCATGGTTAATAGATCATGCCAATTTATCTGATTCTGCATATCTACTTTATACTCTCGGCCAATTTCAATTCTATCAGTAGACCCAAACTCACGAGCATAGGTCACTCCGTCTGCCCTTTCATATATGTATGTTGCGCCGGGTTTAAGTCTGCCCATACTACCATATTTTTCCGTAGTCTACAACTTCGCTTTGGCGACTGATATCTTTAACAAAATATGCACACATAGGCTTATCTCCTTCGGTGATTGGCACTGCCAGCATCTGCCCTGGGCGTAGTTTAGGAAAATACCATTTGACGTCTTGATAGATATCCACGATCTCAACTGGTTCAAACACAGGCTTAAAACTGCCCAAGGGGTTAAATGTAAACACATTAAATCCGCGATCGTTAATCGACGTTAACGGTATAACTTCTAGGTCGCCAAAATCTGGTTCTCCAATAAGCAATTGCCAATCCACTGGCATCTTAACTAGATTACCACCAATGTTCAAGACCAATGCTGGACTGTTAAAACTTTCTAAGAATATAAGCGGAATAAAGAAATAGTCTGGATTCTTTGGATCACTGTTGTCTAATATAGCAAAACGCAGATCTTCAATTTCATCTGGAATTTCATTCATTTCATACGCGGTATTTTCTAAGGTTAATATATACATAAAGGCTCCAAAATAAGATTTTGATAATGTTTTTTAAATGTATCAAAATCTGGATTGCTTTCCGGCAGTATAGAAAACATCAATCGGTCAGAATATATATTTTCTACACTGTGGTAATACTGGACATTATAAGAATGCCATGTGTTAATGGGTATGACCAACTTAAAATCTAATTCTAAATTATCATACACATCATTTTCTGCTTGATTCAAGTCATATACATGACGAGGATTTTTAAAGAAACAGGTGCGCACTTCATCTCCGCCGGTGGATAAAAGATAGTTAATAGATACTTGTCGCTGTCTATCACAGTGTGGAGGACTTTCTGCAGGCAACCCATCATTATAGGTGTTTTCCAATTTGCCCACAGTGGCAAATACTTTTTCGTTAAAATATGGACTATACAAGTCATTGATTTGGGCCAGTAGTTCATCACTTACTATAGTAGCGCCGCGACCATATACATGACTAACTGCCCTGATTGAGTTATTGTGAAATTCTTCTACCCATTCTTTAGCAGCTTGATCAGGTTCAATGGCAGATGCTAACTGAATTAATTTATTGGCCAAATCTATAGGTAATTTGGGCAGGTTAAGATAGACCATTTTTGCTTGTTCTAATTTTGCCATTCGGTTTTCTCAACAATAAACGGATAGTTTGCTTCTTTATAAAATTGTTTGCGTTTAGTTAAATGACGTTTAGCAAACTTACATGTTGATGTTATGTCCCAGATCTGAACAAAGTCTTTGTCTTCTGCTTTACGAATGCCGCGGCCTATACTTTGAATAACTCTGACAAACGATTTACCAGGCTCAATAAGCACAAGATTAAAAATACGAGGAATGTTAATACCAACAGCCGCAACACCATAAGTGGCCACAGCAACAACATTATCACCAGTGGCAAATCCTTCATAGCTTTCTTTTCTATCATCTGCTTTGGTACCTCCTGATACAAACACCGCCCCTGGAATTTTATCCACTAGAGTTTTGCCTGGTGCTATACGATCTACTAAGATCAATGTGTTGCCGTCTTTACGCAGTCGTTCTACCAATTTTGCAATATAGTCTAGTCTGGCTTCTGTTTCTAATAGATACTTTAATTCCTGTTGATAATCTTTATACTCTACATGATCAACTAACTGTAAAACGTTTACATGACAATTAGCTAATACACCCTGATCCTGTAATTCACTGGCACTTAACCGGCCAATAACGTCTCCAATTGAGCATTTTAGACTCATAAATTCATACATTTCTTTAGGAATTGTGCCAGTTAAGCCCCACCTAATAGGTATCTGTGCCATTACCCCAGTGAGCAAGGTTTTAAGTGCATCTGCTTTGGCCATATGCACTTCGTCAACCATTACACATACTACCCCTTCGATAAATTCTCCAATGGTACAGTCTGCTTCTCCTGACTTGGTATTCTTAAGCATGATGTTAAGACTTTGCCAAGTGCAGATGGTATGTTGATGACCAAACTCTTTACGATCACCGAAATAAACTCCTACATCTAAGCCTAGGTTAATATAGTCTGCTTCTGTTTGTGTTACTAGACTTTTGTTTGGCACAATAACAATGGTGCGTCCGTGTGCTTCACAGCTATAACTTAGTGCGGCGGTGATCAAGGTCTTGCCAGCGCCTGTGGCAATTTCTTGTAGGCATTGTGGATTAGCTAGGAATTTGTTGATGATTTCAATCTGATAGTCACGTAGGACCACAGGCTGTCCTGCCATGGGGTGTTTTTCGGGCCATACTTTATGGGCAAATGTTGCTTCTGTTACTTCTGGAAAGTTGAATTGTGTTTGGTATTCACGTAGGTCATTTACGTCTATGTTATATCCACGACTGTCTAGGTAAGGAAGTATTTCTGACAGTAGATTAATATATGTGCTACCACCTAATTGAAAGTAACTTACTTTACCATCCCACCGTCCAAGCCTAACCGCAGGCAAATAACGTGCACCTGGAATATCATACTTGAATTTGTTAGTTAACTCTTTACGCTCATGTAAGTCTAAGCCTTCTATCTTTACATTTACTTCGTCTCGAATTATTAATCTAGCTGTGGCCATTAAGTCTCTCTTAGTTGGCTTACGCCATAATAAATTGTTTTTCCAGCTCTGCGTGTCCAGTCTACTTTTTTACCGCCAAACATCATACCAAAAGTGGACACCAGCAAAGGAACAGGAAAATCCCAAGTCTTTGGAATTTTCTGTGCATACACTACTTTAACATCATATGGGTTATAATTGCTAGCCTTAGTTCTACCATTAAAATCAAATCGCACAATATCTTCCTCTGCAAAACGTGACAAATCTATGTCAACTCCATTGGGATTGTAAATGCAAATAGGATACCGGTTAGTTATCTCGGCATAGTCATATATCATATTTAAGTTATCTAGTCCGGGTTTCATATGAACTGTGTGTTTGGTACTAATATAACGCATGGCATCAGGGCAGTCTGCTAGTAATTCGTCATCAACTGTGTATCCGCCCATGCCCGAAAAATCAATTAATCTAATTTTGTTATCTAGCCCAAAGCCACCTAAATGGTTTTCTATATATTCTACCAGGCTAGTTGCTGCATTTGTAATAGTATATTTACTATTATCCTGTACGAGTTTAATCTCATAAGGTTGCTGTTCACACACTAAAATTTTATCAAACAAATCCTTGACTTCAGGTGCTATATCAAATCCTATTAGTTCTCCCCAAGTGCAGATCCAGTTGATGTTTCCTTCGGTTATGCCTAAATACCATTGTTTAGTATCTCTGTCATATCTGGCCATGCCTTGGCTTTCTGCTCTGTAGTGATGCAGTTCTTTGATCAACATGTCATTGTAAGGAAATTTAACTAGGATTTGTTCATTGTCGATCCATATGGCCTTGGTTTGATCTAGTTTGCGCACAGGCACTCGAAACTGAGGAGTTTCTACTGGGGTAACATCAATGTTTAGTTTGGCAAATTGTCTGCGATACTTTATCACTAACTTACAGGCAAGATCTGCTTGTTTTTCTGTTAAGGCTATGCCACCCAAGGTAGCTGATGCCATGCTGTTAACAATTTGAGTATCGTAGCGTGCCAGACTAATAGGGCTGATGCCCAGAATAAGATCAAAGCCAGCTAAGAATTCTAAATAGTCTTCTACGTAGTTATAAGTTACCATACTATTATTATACCTTCTACTAGATCGAAATACAACCTAAAAAAAAGCCCAAATGTTTCCACTTGGGC